GATGGGCGCGCCCGCTTTCAGACGCGCTACCACGGTGCCCTGACGGGGCGCGAAACAGGTTCGGGCTTCCAGCCGCTCAACCTTGTGCGCTCGTGGGAACACGTCGAGCCTGCCCGCCTTGTCGACGACATCATGTTCGAGGACGCGGAATGGCTCGACTGCATCTATGGCGACGCCATGCAGGCTGTGAGCAAGGCCGGGCGGCACTGGATCATGGCCGAGGAGGGGAACTACATCATCGCGGGCGACTTCGCTTCCATCGAGGCCGTCGTCGGCGCCTGCCTCGCCGGTGAGGAGTGGAAGGTCGAGGCGTTCCGGCGACGTGAGGCGATATACGAACGTATGGCCGAGCGCATCTACAACTTGCCCGTGGGAACGGTGACGAAGAAGACGCACCCCCTGGAGCGGCAGGACGGCAAGACGGGCGAACTCGCTTTTGGTTTTCAGGGCGCTCTCGGAGCGTGGTTGAAGTTCGACAGCAGCGGACGCCACACCGACGAACGCATCATCGAGATTTGCAAGGCGTGGCGCTCCGAACATCCCGCCATCGTGAACACGTGGTACCGGTTGCAACGGCAGGCTATCGAGGCCGTCGAGTACCCCGGTCGCACGACGGGCTACCGCGAGATCGGCTTCCAGGTTGTCGACGATTGGCTGTCGATGATCCTGCCCAACGGCAAGCGTACCTGGTACTGGAAGCCGCAACTGCGGACGGGTATGCCGCAGTGGCACAAGCCCGCCGAGAAGGAAGATTGCGCTGCCGGCACCTGTAACTGCGAACCCGAGGCCAAGCTGACCTACGAGAGCCAGAAGGGGGGGCGGTGGAAGCGCGTCTACACCTACGGCGGCAAGCTGTTCGAGAACGCCTGTCAGGCTACGTCGCGTGAGATACTGATGCCTGCGGCACAACGCGCAGAAAACGCCGGCTACCCTGTGGTCCTGACCGTCTATGATGAGATCATCGCGGAACCGCGGAAAGGCTTCGGCTCGATCGAGGAGTTTGAGGAACTGATGAGGGGGCCACTGCCCGATTGGTGCGCCGACTGGCCTGTGAACGTTGAAGCCTGGCAGGGATTGAGGTACAAAAAATGACAGCCTACTACAACGAGTTCGATCCGTTCGCGCGGCGCTGGCTCCAGAACCTCAAGAACGCCGGGCACCTGTCCGCGGGCATGGTCGATGGCTCCGACATCAACGACGTGGCGGGCGATGAGCTTCCGTGGTACGATCAAGCTCACTGGTTCGCCGGGGTCGGAGGCTGGCCACTGGCGCTGAGGCTCGCCGGATGGCCCGATGATCGTCCCGTGTGGACCGCGAGTTTACCATGCCAGCCGTTCTCGAACGCCGGCAAGAGAAGGGGAAAAGACGATGAACGACACCTCTGGCCAGTCTTCCGAAACCTCGTCGAGAAGCACCGCCCTCCAGTCATCTTTGGAGAGCAGGTTGCGAGCAAGGATGGACGTGAATGGCTCGCTGGAGTACGTGCTGACCTGGAAGCACTGGGATATGCAGTCGGGGCCGCCGATCTGTGCGCTGCGAGCGCGGGCGCGCCCCATATCAGACAGCGACTGTTTTGGGTGGCCTACTCCACGGGCGAACGACAGCACGGGCGGCAAGATTCCGCCAGGCAGGGAAGGGGGCATCGCACTGAAGACGGCGGTGCAGATGGCGGGCTGGAACACGCCAAGGGCAACGGACGGATCGAACGGCGGGCCGAACCAGGCGGGCGGAGCGTTGTCGGCGGACGCGGCGAAGGTGATGCCGGTGGCGGGATGGGCAACCCCGACATCGAGGGACCACAAGGATGGATCGGCGGAAGGGACAGCCCCGGTGAACGGTCTGCTGGGTCGCCAGGTCTGGGGCCTTGGTCAGACTACTACCTCGTCCCCTGCGCTGACGGAAAAGCGCGGCGCGTTGGACCCGGCCTTTTCCCGCTGGCTCATGGGGTTCCCTCCCGAGTGGGACGACTGCGCGCCTACGGCAACGCGATAGCGCCGTGGCTGGCACGGGACTTCATTCTGTCATGCGAGGAGGCAAGGGCATGATCGTGCTCGGAGTAGACCCCGGTAGAACGGGGGGATTGGCCGTCGTCGATAGCCTCTCTGGCGAATTGATCGACGCCATCGAGATGCCTGTGCTGGAGGTCAGGAAGAAGGTGACGCTCGACGCTGCAAGGGCGGGCGATTGGCTGGAGCAGATGGCGCCTGACATCGGCGTGGTCGAGCTTGTCAACGCCATGCCCCGGCAGGGTGTCGCGTCGTCATTCCAGTTCGGGCGCATGTTCGGCGCTGCCGAGGCTCTGGTCGGCAACTGGACGCTGCGGCAGGACTACGTGACCCCGACTGTCTGGAAGGGCAAGATGGGGTTGTCGTCGAACAAGAACGCCAGCCGTGATCTGGCCACCCGTCTGTTCGGTCGGAAAGCCGGTGACTGGCATTGGAAGCTCGTGCGACAGGACGGCGTTGCGGAAGCTGCCCTGATCGCCCTCTATTACATCCGGCACGTCATGCACATCGAAGGGAACACAACATGAGCGAGATCACGAGCGAAGGCGGCACCATCTACAAGGGGCCGGATGCGACGGCGAAGACCGAAAACTACTCGGTGCGATGCGCTTGCGGCGAGTGGTACGCGCGCGAGACGGGGGTGTTGCTCAGCGGCAAAGGCTGCTCCGGGGGCCTCTCATGCCCGCGCCTGCGCCCTGCGCAGCCTGAGATGCCGTTCACGTTGAGCGGTCTGGCTTATTCGGCTGCCGACGCCATGGCTGATGCGGTTGCCGACGCCAAGGCTGAGGAAGCAGCCGGTCGCCCGTATGGAGATATGGAGTTCCTGGGGGAAGTAGAGGTCGGGGCCGCATGGCAGCCGGGGGAACCCACTATCGGGACGCAGAGGTGGCTAATGCCCCAAGCAGGAGAGAAGCCTGATGGCGGGGGCCTTCGCTACGACGACGGCAAGGCCCGCTATGACCTGATCCCGCCCGAGGCTCTGGAGGCGCTGGCCCATCACTACCGCCTTGGCGCGGCCAAGTACGCGGACCGCAACTGGGAACGCGGGATGAAGTGGGGCCGTTGTTTCGGTTCACTCATGCGCCACTGCTGGGCCTTCTGGCGCGGCGAGACCCATGACAAGGAAACCGGGAGCCATCACATGATCGCGGCGGCGTGGAACTGCATCGCCCTGTTCACCTACGACGAACGGAAGATCGGTGAGGATGACCGATGACCGGCAAGTGGAAGTCGATGTCTGAGATTCATTCACTAGTTCGCACCAGCCCCAAAGGCAAAGGGCAGAAGTTTGTCGGGGTCTGCACCAGATGCGGGCAAGAAGGACTGACATTAGCTGACGTGAACGAGGAGTGCTCGAACGTGCGCGGGGTCTCCGCTGGCGCCGCCCTCGTGGAGATTCTCGCAGGCCCGCGGGCGCGGCACTGACCCCGCATGACCTGGAAGTCCTTCAACATCTCCTCGATCGCACTCGGTTCGGGCAGCACGTAGAGTTCCTGCTGCACCTGAAACAGGAAGTCCTGCGGGTGCTCTACGACAGGCGGGCAGACGGTCGGATCAGAAGGGGCCGTCGCGCAGACGGGCAGCGGAACCATCACGAGCGCGAGGGCGATCAGCAGTCGCTTTGAGTTGGCCACGGGATACCTCCAGAGGTCGGGTCTTCTAGCCGCACGTCTCGTCATACACCGCCAGATATTCGTCGACCCACCCTGTCGGAGCGCCCGCTTCCGGGATCATGTCGCCTGGGGGCGGGCCAACGAGGGTGCAAAATGGGTTGAGCGATGGCTCAACGGCGATACTTGTCGCGCAACCTGTCCCGAGCATCAGGATCGCGGCGAACGTCATCAACAGCCTTGCGTGCATGGTCTAGCCCCTGAATGCCCGCGTCGAGATTGCGGAGCTTCTCTGCGGTTTTTCCTGATCGGTAGGACCGCCACCACAACCATCCGGCTGCGCCTAGTAGCGCCAGGATGACTGTGGTGGCGAGGTAGAACGTCACCCGCGAAGACCCGTGTTGGTGACGAAGCGCAAGATGATGTTGACGACCACGAGGATGCCGGCCACGAGTTCCGCCTGTGTCTCGGGCGACAGCCCGACATCGACACCGAACACGCCCGCGACAGTGACGCCGCCAGCAACGAGGTTGACCCAGAGGGTCTTCGACGCATACCAGTTTTTCGTTTCCATAGTCAGTCTCCTAGAAGGCTCCATGCCTTGTTGAAATGTTCGCCCCATGTAGCGGGATGGGGCTTGCCCGGTCGCCATGCGGCGATGTACTGCCGCCAGCCTTCCTCGGCATCGCCCTGCTTTGGCAGGGCGGCTGGCAGTGTCCACAACAGCAGACGGGCGAAAGCGCAGGCCAGTACGTCGTTATCCGCCAGCGCCAGGTATACCGCCCAGTCCGAGGGTTCGTACAGCAATGCCTCGCAGACCACCATGGCCGGTTCGGCGCTCGCACGATGGGTCAGAACACCACGGATGCCGCCGCCAGATTCAAATTGGAACAGCCCGCGCGCAGGGCCAACGATCTGCTTGCGGTGCTCGAAGTTGGATTCCTGCAGCCCGATGGCGAGGATCATCGCACGAGCCTCCGGGCTGTCCATTTTTGCAGGCAGCAGCGACATCGCGGCGGGCATGGTGAAGCGTGCGGTCAGGTCGATAAGGTCGGTCACGGTGCATCCTCCGAACTATTCTTCTGGCGATCCCGCAGCTTCGATGCCCTGATCCGCGACCCGACCAGCACGAGGCCTGCGATGGCAATTGCGATATTCAGAACAACAACAACAAGGCTGCCGAAGTCAGTAATAACCTGGATCGTCAAACCCGTTCCTCCGGCGACCGACCACATCGCGCCGGTGACAATATCTGGGTCTCGCATTGCCATGTTCCCTGCCTTTGTTATTGCGGATAACGCGCTTTGATGGCCGCGATCTTTTCCAAGAGCACGCCAAACTCAGGCGTGATGGGTTCCAGCGAGAGGGCCACGGACAGCGCCCGAACCTCCCGGATTAGGTCGTCCAGAACGTCGCCCACGGCTTCGGTGAACTCCGGCACGTCGCCAAGCTCGGCGATGTATGCGGCCTTGCGCTGAGCGCGGTAGGACGGGACGGGGACCTCCCGAACGGCTGCACCGTCGCGCAGGACATGGAAGGCGTCCACCTGGCCCTCAACAGAAGGCTGCCCGCGATGCGGGTTGCCCTCGTCTGGCCCATCATAGCTCCCGAGA